CACAGAGAACCTTGGATTCAGCACAAACAAGGCTACGCGCCATGTGCTGCTGTCTAGGATTCAGGAGTATATCTCTCGAGACTGGCTAAAAGTCATCGACTCGACGCTTCAATCTGAAATTAATACGTTTGTTTTCTCGAAGACTGGGAAGCCCCAGGCGGAGACTGGAAGACACGACGATATGATCTTCGCTGCCGCTTTAGCACTCATAGCAATGGACCAAGTTGACCCAGACCAAGAGATAAAGGAACGCCAAGCGCCCACAACTGTTGGAGAAATGCTTGCCTTTGAGTTGCAGACTGGGAAACTATACTCCAAAAGCGAAAACCTGTTCGAGACGGACTCCCGCCTCGAGAAGCCAATGTCAGGTGCCCCGATGGGCATCGTGCCCCGTTAATAACCCCCGTCTAGCGACGTAAAAGGAGTGAGAGATGAGTAAGTTCTTCGGAAGCGATACTGTGAGTTCAATCGAAAATATGCTTGATGGCAATCAGCCTGAGCCTATGGAAGATGCCCCAGTAGAGGAGCTAGAAGCTCCTGCGGAAGATGTTAGTGCGTCCATGACTGAGGACGAAAAAGAAGAAGTCAGTAAAAGCGATGCAATAGAATCGGCCTTAGACAACGCAACAGCGTCTGAGGAACAGGCCATGAGTGAACCTGCGGGGCTGTCTGATGACGGCGACGTGAAAGATGGTTCACACCGAGTGCCCTACAACCGTTTCAAGCAAGTAATCGAAGCGCGAAATCAATTACGCACCGAACGTGATACCCTTAGTCAGCAGGTAGCTGACCTTGCCAAGCAGATGGACGGTTTCAAGAGTAGTCCTCAGGAAGCCCAAGCAGCGCCGCAAGTCACCCACTCGGAAGCGTACTCAACAGAGATGCCGGAGTTTCTGACGGAAGAGGAGCAGGTCTATTTTCAAGGCATGCAATCTCAATTCCAGACGAAGTACTCAGGTTTAGAAAAGCGTGTTCAGAGTTATGAGCTACATATGGCCCAGCAAAATCTGGAAAAACAGATTACCGGCGCCATTGATAAGTACCCAGATGTGCCCCGTCGCGCCATCCTCGAAGCTGTTGCTTCAGACGGCAACGCCGATATTATGGACGTTGCCGAACGCTACTCTTCTTTTGTGTCGCAACTTCGTGAAGAAGCTATTGCCAACTACTTGAAGGAGAACGGAGACTTACCGGCAGTTGAGGAACCCAAGAAGGTTGCCCCTCGCCCAAGTAAATCATCGAACTCCTCGAGGGCAGCTTCTAGCCCAGATGCTCCCAAAATGAAGAATCTCAAAGAGGCCAATAAGGCCCTTCATAAGTTTTTAAAATCTAATCCAATCTTTTAGGAGATAAAAAATGGCCGGTGCTACACTTACTACGTTCGAGAGCATCCTCAAGGAATTCTACCTTGGACCTGTGATCGAAGAGATTAACAACGAGGTCTTTGTCCTCGAATTGTTTGAGAAAGCTACAGTTGACTGGAATGGTCGCGTTGCAATCGTTCCTGTCCACGTTGCTCGCAATACTGGTGTCAACTTCGCTGCTGAATCTGGTGCCCTTCCAGATGCTGGTGAGCAATCCTATTCGCGACTCCAGATCAACGCGAAGTTCCAATACGGCCGCTTCCAAATCACCGGACCTGCCATCTCGGCTGCTCAGTCTGGTGGTAAGGGTTCGTTCATTGGATACGTCGATGCTGAAATGAAGAAGCTCGTCAACGATGTTCGCAACAGCGGCAATCAAGTCTCTGTCAACGGAAACGAGGTTCGCGGGTTCTTGAACCAGCATCTCGATGTTGCGGCAACGGGCGGCGCTACTTCGGGCCCATTCCTCATTGCGGCTGCTGGAACAATGAAGATAGCAACTCAAGTGGAGTACACTGGAGACTTCTCTGCGTTCTCGAATTCTGTTGGCGGTATTCCGACTATCCCAACCCAGGCAACTCCGGCAACGTGGGTTCCTGTGCGGATTGTTCGTTGTGATACGTTCCAGGACATCGTGGCACACAATGCCGCTGGTGATGTTGCGACACCTGGTCACTGGTTCGTCTCGGCGATTGACACAGCAAAAAGCGAGTTGAGCATTACGTTTGGTGGTGACATTGCTGCAACATGGCAGACGGACACTGTGACTGTTGGGTTTGGGCTCGCGCTATTGCTTCGATTTGCACAAGACGCAGATACCGCTGGCAATCCTGTTGGGTTAAACTTGTCTGCCGCAGGAGCCCTCGAAGAGCCGAGTGGGATGTATTCCAACATCGCTTCTCCTGGAACTGTGCTGCCTGGCGAAGTTAACGCAAACGCTTATCACCAGATTGTTCGATCAGTCGGGCTCGGCGCTTCTGCGACGAATGTGGGTGAGATGCGCGGGATTGTGCTCACGCAAGCAACAGCGGGTACCCATGCGCGAGCAACGTTGTCCCTTGACCGGATGCAACAAGCTTTGGACATGGTATACGTTGACGGTGTTGCTGTCCCAGAGTCTGCTCTCAATGCAGGCGCTGCGTTGTTGACAGGTGGTGGAACTACTCCGAATGGTGGTGGCATGGAGCATGACTTGATCATGATGAATCCCACCATGCGTCAGCAGTACACGACTTTGCTCCAAGGCACGCTCTTTACTGAGACTGCTAAGGCTTCAAATGGTGATGCTGGATTCATGCAACTCTCCTACTCGGGTATCCCGATTAAGACGAGTCGCGCAGTCCATCGCGGTGCTTTGGTTTTCCTTCGCAAAGAGACTTGGTGCATTACCGAGCTTCAGAGCCCTGGATTCGCAGACCTCGACGGCAACGTCTTGTCGCGACGTGCTAATGAAGATTCCTACGAAGGATTCTACCGTTGGTACTACAACATTGTCTGCAAGCAACCTAACTGCAATGTCGTCCTCTGTGGCGTTTCCGTAATTTAGTCTGAATGAGAGGGGGGCCTTCGGGCCCTCCTCCTTTCTTAAAAAAGGAGTACCCATGCCGCTTACGTCAAAAGTGTTGCCAAACTTTAGTTGGATGACCTGTATCACCGGGATGTTCGGTGATAATATTGGGTCTGGTGCGGGGTCAACGCGCTACTTCCAGACAGCCGACAACCCACTACCTTCAGGCGTTTCTGTAGTGCAGATTCCATTCGATTGTCGAGTTGTCGCGATGGCGGTAACGTACCTGGAAACGTCAGCAGCCCCCCTCGTGTTTGACAGCGGAAAATTGCAGTTCCGTCTAGGTCGCATCATGCAAGGGGCTCCCGCAGAGTCCACATCGTTTACCTCGTTCTCACCGCCGAGAGCTCTCCCGGCAAATACTGCAACGATAGAATGGGGCGCAGAGGTAAACAACACGCACCCAACAACGATGAGGTCCGACTTGAATGTCTTTTTGAGAGCAGGGACACTGCTCTGCGCCCAGAGTGTAGAGACAGGTGTTATCAATGTGGGCAGTTCAAGTGCTGAAGTCGGGTGTTCAATCTGGCTTGCCTCTAACACTCCTGTGAAAGACCTTTCAGGACTCAAGTAAATGATAGACTTCCTCGGCGGCGTCTCGATGATATTGCTGGACATTCACCTGCTCCAGCTTATTCTCTCCCACATCCGGTTACGGAAGGAAGAGAAAGAGATTGCCGCCGTGGAAGCTGTTTTTGATTCACCACCCACCCACTGGGGTAAGGAGTCTTAGATGCCTATTGAGATGGTTCAGCCCCTTGGGACAACGTCCCAACCAGTGGCTATGAAGATCATGCCAGGGCCTCCTCCTGAAGAGGTCGCACCAGCGCCCGCCCCACCCCCCGTCAACCCAGCAGCATCCAATATGCAGTCGGTTGCGGCCACCATGCTACAAAACGAAGAGCCTGCCAAAGACAACGCAGGCGCAGGTGGAGCTATCGGCACGCTATTAGGCGCTGGCGCAGGAGCATTGCTTGCAGGACCGAACGGGGCAGCGGCAGGTGCCGACCTCGGTGCAGGAATCGGAAGCACTATTGGCGATGCCCTACAGGAGTTATTCTAAATGGCGAAGTTCCCAACAAACATCCAGACTCAAATCCGTGATTCAGATAGTTCTAAGAGGGACAGTCGGCGCGCATGGGACTTGAGCCTGTTGTTCCTTCAAGGCGATCAGTGGCTTTCTTATGATACCACCCTTGGTCGCTATGAGCTTGTGCGTCCTAATCGCGGTGGCAATATCCGCGTTACGGTAAACCTGCTCTTAAACATCTATCGGAACATTCTGAGTCGATTAACGGTGAACTATCCGTCAATCGCAGTAGTCCCCGCTAGCGCGTCTCCTGACGACGTTACGAAGGCTAAGGCAACCGAGCTATTCATAGAGTACCATTGGAACGCAGACGACGTGAAAGATATGCTTTCCAAGTCGTTTGGTGACTTAACTTCGATGGGAACCTCTGCGCTACACACTTACTACGATGCTGACAAAGGTCGAGTGACCACTGAG